CGAAGATAAAAAAAGTAATCAGCGAGTTATACTAATGATAGTTGCAATTCAGACAGCGAGAAAGGGAAGCAAGACAGTTGTTGATAAGAACATATCAGATGTCAATGGAAAGCCGCTGTTTCTTCATTCTATTGACATAGTAAATGAATCAAGACTCATTGATCATGTGTTTGTTAGCACAGATTGCCCTGTAATCAAATCATGCTCAAAAGATGGAAAATTTTGTGTGATAGACAGACCTGAGTATCTTGCAGGAGATAAAAGCTCGCATCATGAAACAATGATACACGCAATATTGGCAGCAGAGATAGTACTGCGTGAAAAAATTGATCTCATCGTTTTCTTATTAGGAAACACAATTTGTGCACCGTCAGAAGATGTAGATATGTGCATACAGGATATGATAAATAATAAAAGAATTGACTCAATACAGTCTGTTTCTAAGTTCAATATGTTCAATCCATATAGAGCCTACACAATCAGCCCATCAGGAAATTTAATAAACTTCATTGACTCTTCAAACATAGAAGCTGCAAATGATAAAAATAGCGCAGGCGATGTCTGGTTTAACAATGGATCGTTTTTTATTTGTAGAAGAGACACGGTAATATTGAAGAAAGGTTTGAGTCCTTTCCCATGGTTGGGCCATAATATCAAGCCCTTCAAAGAAGATACGAAAATGGAAGTCGATGCACAGTGGCAACTTAATTGGCTAAGAAACAGTTTTATGGAAAAAAATGAAAAATAAAAATGAACTAAGGGTGCTATCAGAGAAGATAAACTCATTACCGAACTGGGACAGATGGAATAATTACAAGGATATCTACGACACTAGCAAGATAACAGAATCTTTTTTAGAGTCAATTCTTTTTCAGTCAGAAGAAGAAAGTGTGCTTGATTTCGGTGCAGGCTTTGCTTTGAATTCGTTCTATGCTAAAAAGTCAGGCTTGAAAATAGATGCACTGGATATTGATACAGAAGAAGTTAGAAAGACATTTAAAGAAGTTCACAAGATATTAGATCTAGAAACAGATCTTTATGATGGCATCAATGTTCCGTATGAAGATGAGTCATACGATAAGATAATTTTCAAGGCATCAATTACAAAATTTATAAGCACAAATACTTTAGATATTTTTGATGAGCTTGTAAGAATATCTAAGCCTGGTGCTACATGGTATATTGCACCTCCGTACATGTATCCAAGATTTATAGCTGCCGTGACAAAAGCAGCCGGCAAAGCGCTACTAAGTAATTTAAGCGTAGACAGCACTATCAATTCTGTTTATGGAGAAGTTTTAAAAAAGAATATATCAATTGTAGTGTGGGACTGGACAAAAAGATCAACATTTGCAATATGGACCCGTGACGACATCGTATCTGACATAGGCTGGACTCCAACTGCTGCGTTTGAAAGAGAATCGCTGACAACTTGTTTTAAGTATGATATACCTAGCGCGACGTCATTTGTTCCTGTTCACGGTGTACACCTGTTATATCGAGATTTATTTGATGCCATTATGTCACTCGCACCAGCTTTAGGAGTAGAGCAAGAAAAAGCGAACCAACTCGGCCACGCTTTCAAAGTATTTGTGAAAGAGAATCTTGACAAGATCAATGAAACACCTGAAGTAGCGAATACAAAAAAATTATCGATAATTCCTAACGGCCAGTGTGGCCTCTCTGTCAAAGACAATAAGACATACATCGTTGCACGTGGTGCTTCAGCATCTCAAATACCCAACCTTGAATTAGTAGCTGCACCTGATGAGTGTGTGATATACGTGAATGACTGGAAGGAAGAGCTAACGACTTATGATTTTTCAAGATTCTCTGAAAAGAGTCTTAATATACATTTTTTAAATAGAGGCATTAGTTTAAATAAGCTTAAAACTAGGCAGTATTTTGATAAAAAGTTTAATTTACTTCAGCTAAATTGTGAATTTTCAGAACAGGACCATGCGGCCATCTCAGAACTGTATAAAGAGGCAGCAGACAATAGCATTAATCTTGCTTGGCTGCCACATGACATAATAACTACCCCTGTTAAAACAGCTGGATTACATGCTGTATTCTATGCAGTTAAAATCTTAAAAAGAAAAGAAATTGAGATATTTGGTCTAGATTTTTTTGAGTGCAATTATATGACAAAGCATGTTGTGACGGGAAAACCTGAACCAAGAGAGTACCAGCCTGCCAAAGGAAAGATTGCTAAGGGCCAGTTTCTTGATCTAGTTAAGAGCAATCCAGGTGTTAAGTTTACAATCAATACTTTTGCAAAGTTTGATGAAAAAGAACTTAAAAATATTAAAAACTTAACAGTTAACCATTTAAAATAGATAAAATAGGTGATCAATGAAAATTTTTGCCGTAATACCTGCAAGAGGTGGGAGTAAGGGTGTTCTTAAGAAAAACCTTTATCCGCTTAATGGAAAGCCCTTACTACATTACAGCATCAACGCCGCGCTTTCATGCCCGCTTATTGATGCCGTATACATCTCATCAGATGATAATGAAATTCTAGACTACGCAGAAGATGAGGGTGCTCGCACAATAAAAAGACCCACGGAAATATCAACTGATACATCAACTTCTGAGTCTGCATTATTACATTTTGCTGAAAATGTAGAATTTGATCATCTGATATTCTTACAGGCAACTTCTCCTTTGATGACACCTGAGCTACTAGAGGCAGCGCTAAGTGTTTATATTAGAGGCAAGTATGATTCTGTAGTCTCTGTATTTGAAGATCATGGATTCTGGTGGTACTATGATGACCCGCTGTATAATCCGATGAATAGGCACATGAGACAGGAAAATGCAAATAAGCGATACAAAGAGTCTGGAATGTTTTACATAACTTCTAAAAAAGCACTGCTGGAATCAAAATGTCGATTTTCAGGTAAGAGTCATTCATTTGTACATTCAAGAATAGTGGGATATGATATAGATGATTTAGATGACTTTAAGATAGTCGAAGCAATTATGGAGAAATTAAATGTTTAACCCTTACGAGAATAGTGAGCTACCTTTTATCATTGCAGAAGTTGGCATCAATCACAATGGTTGTTTAACAACAGCAAAGAAATTAATTGATGTAGCAGCGCAGTCAGGTGCAAATGCTGTTAAATTTCAGAAAAGAACTGTTGATGTAGTGTACACTCAAGAGTACTTAGCAGGTCATAGGGAGAGCCCATGGGGAACTACGCAGCGCGATCAGAAAGAAGGATTAGAGTTTGGTCATTCTGAGTACAAAGAGATTGATGAGCACTGTCTTAAAGCAGGGATCATATGGACAGCGTCCGCATGGGATATTAATAGTCAGCGCTTCTTAAGAGAGTTTAATGTGCCTTTTAATAAGATAGCATCAGCAATGATAACAAATATACCCTTTCTCGATGCAGTCGCCTCAGAAAGAAAGCATACTTTTATTTCAACTGGAATGACAGAGTATGAAGATGTTGATACTGCTGTATCAGTTTTTGAGGGCTATAATTGTCCATTTACTCTTTTCCACACAGTGTCAACTTATCCTTGCGAGCTAGAGGATTGTAACATTAGTATGGTCACTAGTCTTATTGATAAATATGAATGCCCGGTAGGCTATAGCGGCCATGAAAAGGGAATTTTGCCATCTGTGCTTGCTGTTTCTCTCGGCGCTGTTGCAATTGAGAGACATATCACACTTGACAGGACAATGTACGGTTCAGATCAGTCTGCTTCGTTAGAGCCATATGGTTTTAAGCGACTCATTAGGGACTGTAAGAATGCCAAGACTATTCTGGGTGACGGTGAAAAAAGATTTATAGATGAAGAAAGAGTTATAGCTGATAAGCTAAGATATTTTTAGTAATATGAACTTATCTGTATTACAAGGTAGATTATCTTCTCCAGAAAACGGCTATCAGGAAACACCAGTTGATTGGCACAGAGAGTTTAAGCTGTTAAATGAAGTGGGCTTATCACATGTAGAGTGGGTTATCACAAAAAATCAATTTTTTAATAATCCATTTTTCACTAATGACTTAGATAAGTTTTCTATTAGCGCTGTCTGTGCAGATAATGCAGTTGATAATAATATTTTTAATAGAGATTTTTTTATAGGAAGCATGTATCCGATTTGTGAAAAGAGCATAGCGCATGGAATTGACACAGTAACACTTCCGCTGCTGGATGAGTCAAAAGTAGATACTGATGAGAAGAAGCAAAAGATAATCAGCTTGCTTATTGAGTGCTGCAAAAGATATCCACAGCTTAGAATTAATATAGAGGCTGAGCTTGATTCGAAAAATTTACTAGACATTATCCTGTCTCATGAGAATTTAAAAGTTACATACGATACAGGAAATTTGACAGCTATGAACTTTGATCATGAAGAGTACATAGCTGAGACCTTTAATCACATCACTAATGTTCACTTAAAGGATAGAAAATTCAACAAAGGTGAATCTCAAATTTTATTTGAAGGAGATACTGACTTTGATGTGATTTTTAGCACACTATCTACATTAGGATATAAAGGTTTTTTTACATTGCAAGTTGCAAGAGAGAAACCTGGAAATGAAATTGATCATATAAAAAAAATAGCAAACACATTTAGGAGGATGTATGAACAATATTTTTAGACTTGACGGGAAGATAGCATTAATTACTGGTGCAGGAGGGCTGCTTGGACCGAAACACGCAGAAGCGATTATTGAGTTTGGTGGCAAGGTCATTTTAACTGACCACCATTTAAATAGGGTTGAAGAAAAGGCATATCAGCTTAATGAGATGTACGGCGCAGGTAGTGCCACAGCTTATCACATGGATGTAACTGATCCACGGTCTGTACGAGCAGTTGTTGATCACTGTGACAGGATTGATATTCTCATTAATAATGCAGCGAAAGATCCAAAAGTGAAGAAATCAGGGAGTTTGACACCAGAAAGCAGATTTGAAACGATGACATCAGAGTATTGGCAGGAAGGAATTGATGCGGCGCTTAATGGTACATTTTACTGTTCGCAAGCAGTTGCAAACAAAATGATCCGCGATAATGTGAAGGGAGTAATACTCAATATCTCTTCTGATCTTGGCGTAATTGCGCCAGATCAACGAATATACAGAAAGCCAGGAACACCTGATCATCTGCAGAATGTAAAGCCAGTGACATACTCAGCTGCAAAGTGGGCAATTGTTGGAATGACAAAATATCTTGGTGTGTACTTTGCTCAGAAGGGAATCAGAGTTAACTGCTTGAGCCCGACAGGTGTCTACAATGACCATCCTGAAGAGTTTGTTGCTAAGTTATCAAACATTATTCCAATGGGTAGAATGGCAGACATTGATGAGTATAAAGGTGCAATAGTATTCTTGTGCTCTGATGCTAGTTCTTACATGACAGGCGAGAACATGGTCATTGATGGTGGAAAGACAGTATGGTAGAGACCGTCGCTCGATTCTTACCAAGAAAGATCAACTTGTATATGAAACATGTTGACAAGGGCTGGGGCTGGGAGCGATGGATATGCAACGGCCCAGAGTATTGTGGAAAGCTTTTATTTTTTGAAGCTGACAAAAGATGCTCTTGGCACTATCATAAGCTAAAAGATGAGGTCTTTTATTTACAATCTGGCTTAGTGATCGTGAATTATTCAGAAGATGATGATCTAGAAAATGCATCACAACAAATATTGAACCCAGGTGAAAATTTCCATGTCTATAGAGGTCTAAGACACCAGATGATAGCCCTTCAGGATTCAGAGTTGTTTGAATTTTCAACTCAGCATTTTGATGAGGATAGTCATAGAATAGTTAAGGGTGATTAGTTTTATGAAAAAAATATACTGTTTTGACATTGATGGTACAATTTGTACAATCACAGACGGTACGTATGAAGATGCTACACCCCATAAGGGAAGAATTGCAATGATCAATAGGCTTTACAATGAAGGACACATAATAAAGTATTTTACTGCAAGAGGGTCTACGACAGGGATAGATTGGTCTAAAGTTACAGAAAGCCAGCTGTCAGACTGGGGTGCTAAGCATCATGAGCTTCACTTCGGTAAACCACATTACGACATGTATATTGGTGATAAAGCGCTAAGTGATAAAGTATTTTTTGGAACGACAATATTTGAGGAATTTTAATGAGCATTCCAACAATAGGAATAGTCGGCCAGGGCTTTGTAGGCTCAGCAATACGAGTAGGCCTTGAGAATTTTTATGAAATTCTAACGTATGATTTAGACGAGACAAAGTGTAACTCAACACATGAAGATGTGTGCTTGAAAAGTGATATAGTTTTTATTTGTCTTCCTACGCCTATGCGCACATCAGGTGAATGTGACACCCGGATACTTGAACGTGCAATTAATAAAATAGAGAGTGTATGTTTTAAGTCGTATGAAACAAATAATCCAATACTTGTTATAAAATCAACAATTCCTCCAGGCACAACTGAAAGAATAAATAAAAATTGTAAGTTATCTGTTTGTTTCAGCCCAGAATTTTTAACAGAAGCAAATTCTTTTGATGACTTTAAAAATCAGACGAGAATTATTATAGGTGGGCCCCGTCCAGAAACAGGAAAAGTAAAGCAGATGTTTAGACGTGCATTTCCTGAGATTCCGATAATTAAGACAGGATCAAATACTGCAGAGACTGTTAAGTATTTTATTAATTGTTTCTTGGCTACAAAAGTTATATTTGCAAATGAAATGTATGATATATGCTCTGCTGCAGGAATTGACTTTGATAAAGTTACAGAGTACGCATTATATGACAAGAGAATTGGGAGTAGCCACTTGATGGTACCAGGCCCAGATGGTGATAGGGGATTTGGTGGCCACTGTTTTCCAAAGGACATGGAAGCCTTGATCTACTTTGCCAAGCAGATGTCTATAGATCCAAAACTTTTAAAAAATGTATTGGATAAAAATGATTCATTGAGAAAAAATAGAGACTGGGAAGTAATGAAAGGCCGGGCAGTAAGTGACGACTAGTTTAGTGACAGGAGGCTGTGGTTTTATAGGAGGGCATATTGTTGATAGGTTAGTTTCCCTCGGCCACCACGTCACTGTTATAGATGATTTGTCTGCACCAGAAAATGAAGATTTTTACTTCAATAAAGATAAATCAAGTGTAGCGTACGTGATCAAAGATGTGTCAGAAGATGATTGTAATGAGTATTTTTCTGGTGTTGACTATGTTTTTCATCTGGCGGCAAGAAGTCGAATCCAACCGACCATAGACGATCCAGAGCAGTGTTTTAGGGTGAACGTTCTAGGCACACAGAGGGTCCTGGAGTGGTCCAGGATGTCCGGTGTGAAGAAACTTGTATATTCAGGTACGTCATCATTGTATGGTAAACAGAATCCAATTCCGTTCACTCCAAACATGCCCGCGCACTGTCTTAATCCGTACTCGATGTCAAAGTGGATGGGTGAGCAAGTTTGTGAGCTATACTTTCAACTGTACGGATTGCACAGTATTGTCTTGCGATATTTTAATGTTTACGGCCCTAGGGAACCGCTAAAAGGCCAGTACGCACCGGTGATCGGACTTTTTAAACGCCAAGAGGCAAATGAAGAGCCGATAACACTTGTTGGAAACGGTCTTCAAAGAAGAGACTTTACGTACATTGATGATGTTGTCGATGCAAATATGTGTGCAATAGGCGCAGATGGAATTAAACACGGTGTTTATAATGTGGGAACAGGAAGAAATTATCCGATAATTGAGATTGCACACATGATAAAAAGAAAAAGTTCAATTGTTCACATCCCATCCAGACCAGCCGAGGTCAGAGAGACGCTAGCAGATATTGAATCTACGATAAGAGATCTTGGATGGGCACCGAAGTTTAAGTTGAGGGACACAGTAAATTCTTATTAAAAAAATAACATTTTCTCGTTATTATTAATTGAGGAAATTACATGGAAGATAATAAAGTTACTGCAACATTTCCAACAGGAAAGTCACACATCTCTTTCTCTGAATTAAAGATATGGAAGGAGTGCACGTATAGACACAAGCTTGCTTATATTGACAAGCTTGATGTATTTGAGCCTTCACCGTACTTAGACTTTGGGACTGCAGTTCATGAAGGCTGCGAGTCTCTCTTGACGACAAAGTCTGTTGACAAGGAGAAGATACTTTCAGAAGTTAGAAGTGCTTGGGATAAAAATGGGTTTGGTAAGCCAGAGTGGTATGAAAAAATGCCAGGTTGGTATAAGCATGAGCCCGTTGATGTCTGGTGCACTTGGGCATTAAACATGTGGGATGAAGTACCACAGTTCTTAGATAAAACATTCCCTGGCTGGGAGTGCTTTAAAGCTGAGGAAGCATTATACGAACCAATTGAGGAAAAGGATCTGACATTCAAGGGGTTTGTTGACGCCATTATAAAGGTACCTAAGAAACGAGGCACAGGTTTCAACTATTGGATAATTGATTGGAAGACTTCACAATCATACGGATGGAGAAGACAAAAGAAACAGGATATCTTGATGACAGCGCAATTGATTCTCTACAAGTACTTTTGGTCAAAAAAGCATGACATATCACTAAGTGACATACGCTGTGGCTTCATTCTTTTAAAGCGCGGAGGAAAACCAGGAAAGATATGCGAGCTGGTTGATGTATCAGTCGGACCTAAGTCTCTAGCAAAAGGGATAAAGATAATGAACGACATGATCTCTGCAGTGCGAAGAGGAATCGCGCTAAAGAATAGAAATAGCTGCACATATTGTCCTTTTTATGGCACAGAACACTGCACGTAGTTTAAAAATTATTATCATGAGTTATAATAATTTTAATTCAGTAAGGGGTTATCAATAGATGACTGAAAATGGGAAGCTTAAAGTTTTGGTTTTGTCTGATCACGCGTTATCAACAAGCGGCGTTGGAACGCAAACTAGACACTTAATTAATGGTCTTTTGGAAAAAAACAAGTGGTCATTCAGACAGTTTGGCGCTGCACTAAAGCATAATGACTACAAGACAATTGTTGTTAATGAAGACTTTATTATTAAACCAATTGATGGGTTTGGATCACCTGAAGTTATACGTGTGGCTCTCGCGACAGAAAAACCAGACATTATGTTCATTTTCACAGATCCAAGATTTTTTACGTGGCTTTTTGATATAGAGGATGAGATACATCAAATATGTCCAATTGTCTGGTGGCATGTTTGGGACAACTATCCATATCCCGAATTCAATAATTCCTATTATGATGCTACGGATAAGATTAACTGTCATTCACACATGACATACAAGATGATCAAAGAGAACGGTAGGCATGCTGACAAGACATCTTTTATACCTCATTCGATTCCAAATGAATTGTTTCATAAACTTTCAGACGAGGATATTGAAAAACACAAGAAGAATCTATTTGGTGACAGGAATGATAAGTTTACAGGAATATGGGTTAATAGAAATGCAAAAAGAAAGAGACCAAATGATGTTCTTGAGTCGTGGAAATTATTTCTAGATAAGTTAGAAGAGGACGAAGGCCACCGCTCTGCTAAGCTGATAATGCACACAGATCCGTTGGACGGTGAAGGCCCGAACTTATTCGTAGTGTGTGAGATGCTGGGTATTGTTGATAACGTTTTCTTTTCAAGAGACAGACTTGACTTTGAAAAAATGAATGTTCTGTATAATGTTTCTGACTTTTGCATAAATATTTCATATGCAGAGGGCTTCGGATTGTCAACACTTGAGTCGATGATGACCGGAACACCGATAATCGCTGCTAAAACAGGTGGTTTGACCAGACAGGTAACAGATCACAGGGATCAAACAGAAAATGGTGTTGCATTGGATATTGATACTACCGTGATGGTGGGTAGTCAAACAGTCCCTTACATCTATGAGGATTATGTCTCTAATGAGAACACTGCGAAAGCTATAAGATCGCTGTACGACGAAATTCAAGACGAAACCAGAAAAAGAATTTTGAGTGAAAAAGTTTTAAGTTACGCGACGACAGAGTTTAATTATCAGAAAACTATTGATTTGTGGCACGAAAGTATGTTGGATGCTATCGAAAAATTTAAAGATAGAGAGAGCTGGTCTAAGAAGACGTTTTAAGGTTGAATATGAAAGTTTTATTAAGAGCACCGCTACTAACTAACAGCGGATATGGTGTACACTCTCGACAAATATTCGAGTGGCTAGTCGGTAGAAATGATGTTGACTTGCACACAGAGTGTTTGATGTGGGGACACTGTTCGTGGCTGATCAATACAGACTTACACGGAGGTTTAATAGGGCAGATAATGCATCACTCCCGTCCAATAGAGAAAGGTCAAAATTTCGATGTGTCTTTTCAGGTGCAGCTTCCAAACGAGTGGGATCCAAATTTAGCTAAAAAAAATATTGGTGTATCTGCATTTGTTGAAACAGATCGTTGTAATCCTGAGTGGATCAATCACTGTAATAAAATGAGCAGAGTCATAGTTCCGTCGACATTTACAAAAAACGTCGCTGTAAGGTCTGGGAAGCTGTCAACACAAATTGATGTTGTTCCTGAGTGGTATAATCACAGTATTATTAAAAAGTCAGCATGTGATAAAATAGCTAAATCTGATAAAAGATATAAGTTCAACACGAGATTTAATATCATGATAATGGGTCTGCTAACAAGCATGAATACAAATGATGATAGAAAAAATTTAGTTAACACAATTAAATGGATAATTGAGACGTTTAGCGGCAATAAAGATGTTGGAATTGTCCTTAAGACAGGCTTAGGCCGGGATACTGTACAGGACAAATTGATATGCGAGGCCAACATAAGAAAGATAGTTGACGAGTTCAGAAAATCAAGCTTATTTCCCAAGATTCACTTTTTGCATGGACATATGCAACCCAATGAACTAGGTGCACTTTATACTTCATCAGGTATAAAAGTTTTTGCATCTGCAACTAGAGGAGAGGGATACGGTCTGCCAATAATTGATGCGGCAGCAGCAGGAATTCCAATTATAGCAACAGGCTGGTCTGGACATTTTGAGTTTTTAGATCGTGACTTAGTGAGTTGTGTAGACTACAAGCTTAATGAGATAGCAAAATCAAGAGTTGACAATTCAATATTTTTAGATGGGTTCCGGTGGGCAGAACCTGATAGAGATAGTTTTTGCAATGCACTAACTGACATTTATGAAAACTATAAAATTGCAAAGGGCAAAGCAAATAAATTGAAGAAAAAAATAGTACCAGGCTTCCATAAAGAGAACATTAAGAAGTTATATGATAAAATTCTGGATGAGTAGAGAAAAATATGAATGAAGTAGGAATATATATAGGATGCATCTGTGCTCTGTTGCTTATCTGTATTTTCTTGACAAAAAAGCTTTACGATTTTTCTATTGTAATACTCAATGTAGAGGAATCGCTAGAAGCGTCTCTTGATATTTTAGATGAAAAATATAAATCAATGAATAAAATATTAGAAACACCAGTTTTTTTTGACTCTATTGAAGTGAGACAAGTTTTATCTGATATTCGTGATTGTCACAATGCTGTTCTTGTAGTTGCAAATAAATTAACAAATAACATAGGACTAACAGGTGATATTAAAGAAACGAGTAAAGAAAGCAAGTAGCGGTACCAAAAAGCCAAAGAAAACATTGTACTTTGGTAAGGAAGCACATCAGGCCATAGTAGAGTATCAACAAGCAGAGAGCAGTGATGACAAGCATGAAATTTATGTGCACAGAATTCGAAATTCATTTGATAAGTTAACAGAAAATTTAATTTACATCCATGGGTTTTCAAGGGACAAGGAACACTTTAAGATACTTAAATCTGACTGTGTTTCTTTTTTATACGAAACATTAGAGAAGTTTGATAAAGATAGAGGGTCAAAGGCCTTCTCTTACTTTAACGTCTGCGCAAAGAATTTTCTAATAATAAGAAGTAAAAAATCAACAAAAAGCCGAAGAAGAAATGTTAGCTTAGAAGACTTTACAAGTATGAGTGCATCAGAGAAAAAAGCCATAGAGAATTATAAAATAATTCCTGCGCAAGATGATATAATGGTCCGCCGCGAGGATAGGGTGATACTAAACGATATCCTGTTAAAAATAAACACACGCGTCAACAATCAGAATGAAAAACTGTGCATAGAAGCTATTATAAAAGTTTTTGAAAATATTGAAAATCTAGATTTTTTAAATAAACGTGCAATCTTTGTGTATCTAAGAGAGATCTCTGGGTTGAATCCTAAGCAGCTAAGTGTTGCCATATCAAACATAAGAAAGTATTATAGAGAAATTGTCGGAAATGATGATTTTTACATGCTTTTCAAGACTTGAGGAAAGAAATGAAAAAGGATGTCAAGACCCTCACACAGACAGAAAAAAAGTTACAAGATTTTGCAGACTTGTTGGACTCGCTTAGCAACGCAGAAGATAAGAAAAAATTATTGTGGCGCGAAGCATACCAGAATGCGCTGGAAGACAGGGAGAGCGCTAATATTTTAGTGACAGACCTATTGCTTCAGATAAGAGGTAATATCACAAATCATCAAACATACGGTTCAACAATGTCAAAGTATCTAGAGAGAATGGCAAAATCAAATGATCAGATACTAAAACTAGCAGAGTTAATTGCAAAGGAACAGGAAGGATTAAACGTAGTTTCTGCCGACGATATATTTAATGAAATAGGCGGTTAATTATGGCAAATGGGTCAAATAGTGACGGAGTTGATCCCCGTCATTTCAAAGGTACCTCACCCGGTGTGCTTCATCCTAAACCTACGGGTGTGCAGAGCGGTCAGACATCGCAGTCACGAAGCTACAATTTTTTGACTGCAATTGTTAAAGAAGTGATATCAAACCCTGAAGAGCTATTTTTAGATAGAATAGCTCATGCTTCATCAGGCGATCCAGTTGAGAATCCAGCCGGCGATATCTCTGTGAAGCAGCAGCTAAGAGGCGCCTCAGGTGATCTTATCAGTATAGCGAATAAAGAGTGGGCCCCGTATGTTCCAATAAACTCAATCATCGCGCATATCATCGATGATCAAGCGGCCCCAGGTGCCGCGAAAGATGTCATTTGTTTTCCATTTTTTCCACCGCACCTATCACTTCCAGTAAAACCTGGTGAGTATGTGTGGCTAATTCAGGAGGATAACAAGGGTTCTGATGTCTACTACTGGATGTGCAGGAAGGTTGGAATAAGACAGGTAGATGACATTAATCTTACACACTTAGAACGACAAAATGATGTAATCGACGCGTATAGAGCTTGGGAGAAGGGAACACCTCTCTCTGATGATAAAGTAGGTACGGTATCTGCATTTGAGAAAGCAACCGACGGTACCGGCTTAGAATCTGGTACTTCTTTTACTGAGATACACAGAACTTCCATAGCATTCAAGGAAGAGTTCACAGGTGAGCCTGTGCCACGACACGCGAAGGACTGTGCTGACTTACTTCTGCAAGGGTCAAATAATGCACACATTATGTTAGGCACTGAAAAGTTTACAATTCCTGAGGAAAATGAGAAGGACGACAGGGAACTAGCGCCATTTGAACCCACAAGAATGACTGGTGAGGCAAAGGTCGGCGCGCTAACAAAAAGAAAACCGCTGTCACCTGCAATTGACTTATGCGTAGGCAGAAAGATCGGTGATCTTTTAGACTTTGCTGCAAAGACAAAGGATGACATGCCAGCACTGGGATTATCTGAGAGTATGGCCGTGATGATAGGGGCCAGACCGACATCTGAAATTGACCTGCACCACATGGAAGTGGATAAGACACAGGAGGTCCAGGATAAGTTTGTAAAGGACAAGACAGTTAAAGAGTTTATTGACTTCAATGCGTTGAACTGCTTAGGTAGGATATATATGACGAACTCAATTGACATAGACAGAACATTTGGGTTTGTCATGAATGAGAATATCGTAGCTCGACCGGATACTAGCGGAGGTGCTGAAGGCTTCATCGGTCTAGATCCTAATGAGCGAGATGATGAGAACTCAGCAGACTTAGACGTAACGGGTGATCAAGGGTACCCTTCAGAGCTAGTTGAAAGCATGAACTATGGAGCCATCGCAATTTACTCAACCAACTTAAGGCTACGTTCAGATGCAACGACAAAAATTTATAATAGCCTCGGCAAGAGCATGATCACGATGACACCGCAAGGGGACATCTTCCTTCAGGCCAACACAGACGGCGGCGCAAAGATAATCCTTGAGGCTGATGGGAACATTCGTATAGTTCCAGGTGAGAACGGCCTTGTGAAGATAGGTGAGGACCTGAAAACAGAGGACGAGGAAAATGCTGGAATGAGGCCAGTGTGTGGCGCGATAACAGCAACTTCCTATGATCCAGCACCCGGTAGAAATGGACCATCGCTGATGGCACCCGGATTAGTCACAGGTGCTGCAGGCGGAGTTGAGCAAGGTGCCGGAGGCACCGGTGTCCTTGCGTCTAATGTGATACTAAAGTAGGAGTGTATTATGGGAGCATTAAAAGATGTAGGTGCAATTGGTGATGAGGCTGAGGATTCTTATGACCAGTTCAGGGCTGCTACACAGCAGACGCTGATAGACGGATATGCTTACGTAATTCCAGGTGTCGAAGATTCAGCAGTGCCCATACCTCTGCATGAGGATGCAGGAGGCCTCCCAGAGTCAGTCAGGCTTGGAGCTGCTGGCATACTGACCACACACTACGATGACTTCGATGCTATGTGGGGAGACATGTACTTCAAAACAATGGAAGCTATTGATGATAACTTCCCGTCGGCAGGCATGCCACCTGTTACTCCGCTTATCGATCCAACAGTGCCACTTATTCCTATACTCACATTGGATCTAGGTATCCCGGACCTCCCTGAGTGGCTTCTTAAGCACCTCCCTCCGCTAATGATTAATCCAACCTGGCCACCTGATTTTTTGGCTGCAGTGACTAAGGCATTGGCTTGTGAGCCAAAAGATCTTGCAAATATGTTAGTTGATATGGACAAAGACGGCGTCGTAGAGGCAGATAGAGTTATTGAGGCATTTGAAGCAATCTGTCCGATTACGATACCCACGATTACTATTCCTCCCATTCCGCCCCCGCCATTCCCGTGGGCATTCAACTTTGCTCCTGTTCCATCGATAGGCTTCCTCATTCCAAACTGGGAGTGGCCGAATCTTAATTTTTCGTTTTCATTGCTCTTAGAAATTGTTATAAAAGCAGGAATTAAATTTGGAGCAGCGATACCAGAGCTTATCTTAAAGATAGTCAACGGGATCGAAGAATTTCTTATTGCTTGTGTAATGTTTTTGATAGAAACTATTATCGCTATGATCATGGAGGTCATGGCATTTTTATTGAAGATGGTCACATATGTAGCAGGTCTTATGACATTTCTTGCAAAAATAATTCCCGGTATGATAGTCGCAATTCTCGGTTGGGCCTTAGGAACCGGCATGATAGCTTACATAGCCGCTGGCTACTTTGATTTAATCTAACAGCCACATTGAACTTATTTTACAGGTGTATATTTATAGATGCGGAGAATAATGTAACATGAGTGATGCAACAAATGCAACAGTCTCGAAGTTTAGCTTTAAGAGCGTGGGCAACGTCGTTACTGCTAGAAAGTTTGATAATACTTCTACTATAGCATCGTTAGAAAGAAGTATCGGTATTATTACACCTATCAGGCAGAGTGGTAAGGGTGAAATATTTGACATGCACACAGACGTCAGAGAGCAGTTAAAGGATAATTTAAAGAATCTCATCATGACTAACCAGGGTGAACGACTATGTCGTCATGCTTTCGGTGCAAACTTAAAAAGTGTGCTTTACGATTACACAAAAGAGAAGGAGTATATAAATTTAGTCTCAGGATTGATAAGGCAGGCAACTGAGCAATCTATGCCTGCGCTTGATATCACAGAGGTTGAGGTGCTTGTTTTGAATAATCTTGAGAAGAATAATGCAAACTTAGCAGGCTTGGCAAAATTAAAGTTAAGAGTAATTTTTTCTGTGCCGAGTATTCGTATAGAAAATTTAGGCGTTGAAGTTGAAATGTTTATCGGAGGATAATTTAAATTGGCAAGAAATATTAAAAAAGAAGTAGCAAAGCACAAGGATATATCGTATACAAATCGTGACTTTGACAGTATTAGGAATGAGCTAAAAAGATACACAGCTACACACTTTAATCAAAATATTGTTGATATAAGTGATGCATCGTTAGCGGGCCTTCTAATTGACCTTGCTGCGTATGTGGGTGATGTGATGTCGTACTACATAGACCATCAGTTTAATGAGACATCAATTGAGACAGCAATTGAGACTGAGAATATTGAGAGGTTCATTAGAGAGGCCGGCGTTGAAGTAGCTGGTCCGTCACCTGCACTTTGTGAGGTGACATTCAGAATTAGAGTTCCTGCAACGCTTAATAATGGTGAGTACTCTCCGAATAGTGTGTATCTACCTGTAATTAAATCAGGGTCAGTTGTCTCGTCAACAACAGGTGTTGACTTTGAGTTACTTGATGATGTTGACTTTTCAGAAACTGACGCAGATGATGAGCTAGTTGCAACATTCAGGATTGGCCAGCTATCCGGATCAACACCTCTTAACTTTATTTTAGAAGCGACAGGTGTGTGCACAAGTGCAAAGTCAAAGACAGATTCATTTCCAATAGGCGATACTGTTGAACCGTTTAGAAAAATTACATTGACAAAGACCGATGTCACAGAGCTAGTGTCTGTCTACGATAACGATGGCGACAATTACTATGAGGTGAGTTCTCTGACCCAGGATACTGTTTTCAAACGTCATGCGAATAGTAGACAAGATGCAGAGTACGCTCCCGAGCGCCTGCAGATTCTTCATGCGCCGAAGCGATTTGTCAAATTTAGAACATCAACAACAGGAAAGACAACGATAAGATTCGGCTCCGGTGATGAGACAAAGTTCGATGAAGACATAATCCCAGATCCTTCAGATCACGCAGTCACGCTTTACGGTGATAGGGAGACATCAACAAAGATCACGATTGATCCTAACAGTTTCCTGGAGACACAGACATTAGGCATCTCTCCTAGAAATACAACAATAACAGTGAACTACAGATATGGTGGAGGTCTAAAGCATAATGTGGGAGCTGGTTTACTAAATTCTGTAAAGACGTTGATCACGTCTTTTGGAACAGCAACACCAACATCCGTCGCATCATCAATCAGAGCGTCGACAACTGTGATCAATCAACAGCCAGCAGCAGGCGGAGAGGATGAGCCAACGCTAGAAGAGTTAAGAAATATCGCGCTGTTCAATAGAAACTCACAGAACAGGGTCGTCACTAGAGAGGATCTCATAGCAAGAGTGTACGGAATGCCAACTAACTTTGGAAGAGTATTCAGAGTGTCTGTAAGAGATAATCCAAATAATCCACAAGCTGCACAACTTCACATAATTTCTAGAAATTCTAATGGAAAATTAATACTGTCGCCTGACACTCTAAAGGAAAACTTAGGCTTCTATTTGAGCCAGTTTAGAATAGTATCTGATGCGATAGACGTTCTCGATGCAGCTATAATTAATATAGGAATAAACTATTCAGTCACAGTTGATGCAGATAGGAATTCGAATACAGTTTTGAATATCATTAATGCTAAATTAGGAAAATACTTTAATATAAAAAATTGGCAGATTGATCAGCCTGTTATCACCGGCGAGCTTGAAAATATCGTGCTAAATACTGCCGGCGTAGTTTCAATTGTGGAGTTTTCAATAGTTGGTAAGTCAGGAGTAATTGATGACTTGGTTTATACTGATGTCTCATATGATCCAAGAAGATACATGGATAGAGGGTATCTATTTCCACCACGAGGTGGAATGATAGAGCTCAAGTATCCTAATGACGACATTGTCGGGAGTGTTACATAATGTACAGAATACTGTCTGCATCGCATGACAATTACATAACTGATAAGATAATCAATAATTCTTTTAGAGCTAAGGATGCAAATGCAGGTCAAGCTGGAACACTTGATCTTTTTAAGATCTGTAACGAGACATCCTTAACAGGTTCGAAGGAACAAATTGAATTATCTAGAATTTTAATAAAGTTTGATTTAACTCCTGTAACAACAATGCAAGATAACGCAAAAATTGACGTAAATAGTAGTAATTTCAAGTGTATATTAAAACTCCATGATGTGTATGGTGGCCAAACGACTCCTTCTAATTTTCACATTATTGTTTTTCCATTAACGCAAAAGTTTGATGAAGGCAGTGGGTATGATGTGTCTCAGTTTGAAGACATAGACTCATCAAACTTCATAACAGCATCAGTTACATCAGGCACACCTGTGCTGTGGAACCGGCAAGGTGCTTTGGCATCAGGAAGCTTAGGTGACTCAGGAATTGATGTGATTGTAAGCGGAGCGCTTGCAGGGCCTTCGGGAACAGAGACAGTCGCGATAGCACAACAGCAGTATTTTGAGAACGGAGAAGACGACCTATACGTTGATGTGACAAAATTTGTATCAGGTGTGTACTCATCGCAGATAACAAATCATGGATTTTTAATTGCATATTCTGGAAGCTATGAACAAAATGATAAGACATATTACGTTAAAAGATTCGCGTCAAGAAATGTCTCCAACACAGCAATTCGACCAAAGCTCATAATAAAGTATGACGATAGCGTGCATGACAATCATTCAGATTTTATATTTGATGTAACTTCGTCAATCTATCTGAATAATTTTCATTATAGTGATACAGCAAATATACTGTCGGGCGCAGGTGCTACAGCGTTAACAGGAAATGAGTGTATGGAAGTAAAGATCGAAAGTGGAAGCTTCAAGAAGTCATTTAATGTATCGCAGGCTCTCCGAGGTGTCAACAGAATGACAGGGATGTACTCAGCTTCATTCGCTATTAGCAGCTTTGAGTCGACACTAAGAGATGACTTGTTATACTCAGGTAGCATCACGTTCAGAGAGGTATGGGGATCTACAGACGGAACTGTTTCTTTTCTTTCATCTTCTTTGACGATTAATAACAATAGTAGACTTGCATTCGAGAGTAAGCATCAAAATTTACTTGTTTCTCTGCTAAACCTAAGAGAGTCTTATAAAGTGGGTGATGTTGTTAAGATAAGAGTGTTCTCAGAGGACAGAAACAGATCCGTTGTTTTTAAGAAGCTCCCAATTGAAAATACTAGTCAGGTATATCATGAGATGTATTTTAGAGTAAGAGATTTTCAAACCGATGATATTATCATACCTTTCGATACGACAAATAAGTCAACAAGGCTTTCAACAGATTCATCTGGTATGTATTTTGAGTTTTACGTTGATTCACTACCAAGAGGTAGGACATATGTCTTTGATTTTTTGATCAAGAAAAATGGGTTTGATACAATCATAACTGATGCAGCATCCAAATTTAGGGTTGAGTAGTGGTAGTTTAAATGTCTAAGAAACTTTTTGATAGAAATGTACCTGGTAAGCTTTTTAAGCCAACTTTCCGAAGAGAAGCCAGGCAATCAGCTGCTCATCTCAATAAGCCTGAGGACACAAAATACACATACGCTGCGTTTAAAGACACAAACTTATTTAGCACATCTTCATACAGGTACGGAGACAAGGATTATCTAGTCTCAACACAGCAAGCAAATGTTGACTTTTCAAAATTTGAGAACCACACGTTTTTTCACTCTGCAGTTGCTAATGTCAATGAGGCATTTGATAGAATAGTCAACTTTTATCCTTTTGATGGAACAAAAAAAGATATTGAAGAGTTTGAAGACACCTTAACGGGTTTTGAAAAGTATGTTTTTAATTCTTTTCCAAAGAACGTAGGCTATCTTGTTTTTTCAGGATCTAAAGCTGCAGGATCAGGAAATTATATAGAGGTTGTTGATAGATCAGGCGCTGCAATCAACTCGATATCAGATGACAGGTCAGGAAAGGTCGTGATGGATCCTGCTTCGAACCCTTTCACAATAGAATTCTTCTATAATGCTCCTGAACTAGCAAATGATAATCAGGTCATTGCCCAAAAGAGGAGCTCGCTGTCAAATTCAATAACAATTGCGCTGTCTCAGTCAAATAGCACGTCAACGGGAAGCATAATCTTTGGTGTGACATCTGGATCGAATTACTCTTATGTAACAGGAACACTTTATAAGGGTTCGTTTAATCACGTCGCTGCGATTTATGACATAGAGGGGGATCAAAAGACAAAGCTGATAATAGATGATGTAGTCTACTCTTCAAGCATGTCAACAACATTTTCAACACTGCACTACTCAGCAAATAGCTTGTACATAGGAACAGGCTCACAGGTTCGTTTAAATAATCTCATATTCGACCCTCAAGAGACACTGTCAGGTGCAATGGACACTTTTAGATTCTATCATGTAGTGAAGGATCGTGCGACAATCAAAGATGAAAAGACAAAAGATGTGTACGCATCAAGTGACCTAAAACTTCAGCTAAGATTCAATGAGCCGTCTGGAAGTTACACAGGTAATGACATAGTTCTTGACAGCTCAGGAAATTCTTTACACGGCATAATAACAAATTTTGATAGTTCATTTAATAGGACAACCGGCTCAAATAATCCAACAGGAAATGAGTGTGTTGAGAGGAGTATAGTGCTCTTTCCTGACTTCCCTCAGATAACAGCACTGAATACTGCGCTTTTGACAACTGGGAGCGAGTACGACACGTATAATCCGAATCTAATTACAAAGTTGATACCTCCACATTATTTTGAAGAATCGAATTATTTAGATAATTTTGATGATGACCTGGGAAAACTAGGCGAGGCATTTTCAACATTCACAGACTTTAATGTAGGTAAGAAGTCGTCAGATCTTCCAGGCGCTTCTCTCTTGGTCAAGTTTTTACTGATATGGGCAAAAGCGTTTGATGAGTTAAAAATAACAATTGATACTATAAGTAATTTTAATCATGTTAAGTATGAAGACTATGAGTCAGTTCCAGACCCCCTGCTTAGAAAGAAAGCTGAGTCAATAAATATAAGACTTCCCTCACTTTTTAGAAACTCAGAGCAGTCACAGCTGATAGAGGGAATTAACTTATCAGAAGACTTCACAAATGCAACTAAGTCGCTTAATGACCTTCAAAATCTGATATGGAGAAGAATCCTATCAGATACAGTAAACATGCGGAACACAAAAGGGACAATTGGTTCACTAAAAAGTGTGTTCAGGTCTGCAGGAATGGAGCCTGACAACATACTGGCTTTTAGAGAGTATGGAGGATCCAGATTAAAAAGCCTTAACGGTTCTAGGGAAAGAAAAGTTGACGTATTGAAATTTCTAAACTTTTCAGGATCAATGGAAAAGACTGTAGGGTCAGTTGATAATGAAGGCTATCCAGATAATTTTCCAAAGATAAAGTCAGGTTACTTGTCTAGCTCGAGGGTTGAAACAGGCGTTCCGTTACCTGGTCCGTCAACTCTGGCAATAGGCACCATCGAAGTCGAGGACGTTTCTACTATTACTGACGGAATGCTACTGAACATAACAGACTCGATCGGAAAAATAATAACATTTGAATTTGATGATGATGATTCAACAACAGCAGGAAATGTTGGAATTCCAATCCAAGCATCAGAATCTTTGATGGCAGAAAAGATACTTCAGAAAGTTACAGGAAGCTTTAGTGGTTCTATGACAGGCTCTCTAATCTCAGCGGGTGCAGCAGACGGAACATGTGTGTTAACACAGAGCTTAAGGGCCCGGACAAATCTTGGTAATACTACAATTGACGGGTCAGTATCTTCAGCAGACGTAACAATCGTTAACTTTAACGGTGGCGCCGGGTTCCTCTTTCAAAATAGTGATGAGCACGGAACACACGGAATTTCAACTGTGAGATCAGATGGCCTTTTAACTTCAGGTTCTTTTACGTATGAGGGGT